ATGACGCAAATGCAGAAGCTGTTTGCTTCTGAGCCACGCTTTCGCCAGCTCTGGGGAAAATCACGGCACGCCTACATACACTGCGGACATCTACACCATGAGCGAGTGCTAGATGACGCTGGGTGTACGATTGAACAACACCCAACCCTCGCCGCTCGCGACAACTACAGCAGTTCCAACGGTTACGTTAGCCAACGTGGCGCAAAGATAATTACATACGACAAGTCAGATGGAGAAGTGCACCGCGTCACAGTGAGGCCAAGGCATGACCAAGATTCTTGATTTTAAAAAGCCAACGGCATGGGAGTCGGCTCAAGACATGGCCGAGTCATTCGCAGAAAGGCTTGGTAATGATGAAGATGAAGTAGCCACCAATATGCACAGCGCGGTTATCATGTATCGGCTAAAGGATGGCACTGTAACCTTTGAGTGCAGTGGTAGCGCAAATGTATTGGATGTTGGAATGATGGCCTCAGCGGTTCATCTCGCTTGTCTCTACGAGCTAATGGGCGAGGAAGACGCAGTTATGCACTAGCAAAGACCATTGTAATCCCAGACAGCAAGATCACAAAGCCCAGAGGGAACAGCCACTCTGCGGTGGCCAGCTCTTCCAGCAAGTCATCCCTGCACTCCTCGCATAGCGCGTTCTTGATGGGCACTCCTGACTTGTTACATATATAGCAGTGTCTCACAAGCAACTCTCCAGTCTTGTAACTAAATTTAGTTACAACAAGCCATCCCTACAGGTAGCCCTCAAATCGCTCCCATAGCTGATTCATCGGCATCATCTCGAAGTATTTTATCTTACCGGCATCGGCCTCTTCTGCGTAGCCGTCTTTATCTAGGTCGCCAGCAGATACAATCCTTGCGTTTTCCCAGAACCATCGCTTTGTACACCAAGACAGTAGCTCAATGCTGTTGCTGTCTCGCTCATTCATGCTGGCAAAAACATAAACGTCTACATCATAATCTTTTTGACTAAGCGTGACGTGGGCGTCGTAGTATGACTTGGCTGTTACTGTTCGACGCTTAGTCTTTACATCTACAGTGACCGACTTGCTGTCATTCAGGCGAACGATGAAGTCTACAGGGCCGGCTTGCCCGCCCATCCATGAGAAGCTGGGCGAATGAAGGCAAAGTAGCTTGGCAAATTCAGCCTCCCCGAACCTGCCGGCGATCTGGCCTTCCCCGTTTTCGCATATCGTGTGGCGGTTGAACCTTGACCCAGTGTAAAAGGCTTCAGTTTGGGGCTTCATCTGCATCAAGCGACTCTTTCGCCTTATTCAACCTTCGCATGGCATCCCTCAAGACATCCAGTGTGTCTGCGTTAGCGCCAGCAATAGAGGCTATGCGGTCCAGCGACGCCTCGATCTCCTCTATTCTGTCTAAAATGTCCTGAGTAAAATTGTTCATGGACGTAAGCACGTCTGCGTAGGCTTCGCCCTCTAGCTCTACCTTAATCTTGGTCATCTATCGCCCTCCGCAGGCGGTATGTAATAGCCAATTTCTGCGGCTACATGACAAAGCGTTTCAATTAAATCTGAATAGTCGCCTCTACTGGCGTCCCCGCTTCTTTTTGCCGGCCTCCTCCGCATGCCGAACTTGGTTGCGTGCTCAGTGGATCCGTAGCACTGGCACAGCATTTCTTCGTGCATTTCATCAGGCGTCATACCGCAGAATCGGGCGAACTCAGCGCACTGCTTCCGGTAGTAATTCTCTTGAGGGCGCGTTCTGGCGCTACGCAGTGGCTTGATCTCAATGGTGACGCCGTGGGGCGCCTGTTTGTTGGTGTCAATCAGATCCCGAACCGCATCGGGAAAAGCGGAAGACAGAAACTGAAAGACATTCATCAGTTGGATGGATTTATTGCGCGGTATGTGCAACTGCATTTTTCTGCTCCTTGGCTTGGAATGGGCGGTACTGGTAAAGGGGGCACTTGTATGACGTGCACTCCCTAATCAGGCGCTTGAACCCTGACTCCATGTGGTCATCAGTGCACCCCATGCAGTGGGCGCACATGGCATCAATCGCCTTCTTTCTGGTTGGGTGAGACCTTAGTCTCACAATAGGGTTGTGCTCAGGCATTTTTATCTCCCTTGATTACGATAACGCCTTGGTCGATCCTTCTGATTATTGTCTGAATAATCAGGAATAAAAACTGCTCGCTCAGGTCGATCTTCTTGTCGAAAGATGAGCCATCAAACGCCACATCAAACTTGTGGTGGCACCTATGACAAAGGTCGGCGATGCACAAGTCATGAGGCTTGTGTCCGGTTCCTTTGCCTAGCAGGTGGCTCCGCAAGCCAGTGTAGTGCGCCGCAACCACAGTCCCATCTCTGGCACCGCAGTTGAGGCACGCCTGATCCTTGGCCGCGTCGAGCAGTTTCTTCGAGCGAATCAAAACGGAATGTCATCCTCTTCATACAGGACTGGTTGCGGCTTTGGCGGCGGCGGCGGTGCGGCTTCCTCACCATCCCAGTAAACCTCACCTGTTACATACTGGTATGGCTGTCCGGTGTCCTGTGCCTTTCTGTCCCACGCCGCAATCTTGATCTTGACCGGCTCGCCCTTCTTGCCCATAGCAATCAAGCCCTTGAGCTGTTCGCGGGAAATAGCGAGCGTCCCTGTGCGGTCTGGGTGGTTCGCCTTGTTTTTCTCTGAGTTGACCCAGAGGCCCCCTTCGGTCTTATGATACTTGCTCATCAGTTAGCCTCCTTTAGCTTTGATCTGGCCGCAGTGAAATGCGACCTGAGTGTTTCGTAGTGTTCATTGAAGTTGCTGTCTAGCAGATCAATCACCTGCTTGTTCTGCTTCCAAAAATCAATCAGCTCGCCCTCAGACCCTGACGCGAAAGTGTCCACGGTTTCTTTCATGAACGCCACGACCTTAGCCGCCTCTTCTTCCGAACCAATGCTCGGAGATATCGCGCCATTGCTACCGGCCTTTATGGGTGTAACATTGCTCGGCTCTTCTATCTTTTTGGGAGCGGCCTTCTTGGCTGGGGGCGCCTTGGTATCCTCCCCTTTGAATCCATCCTCTGCCGCGTTGGCGTCATCATCTTCGTCAGACTCAATACCGAAAGCGCTACAGATGCCGTACCGCTTTGCGTAGGTGCAGGCGGATCCGGTGCCCTGTGCTGTGAACTTGTCAATGAGAACATGCGGTCCATCTAGCGTCATCGTTTCGCCTGAGCGGTGAATGATGATCGTTTGAGCCATGATTGACTTCTCGCCATTCACGATGTTCTGAACAAAGGTCAGCCCGTGAGCGGAGAGCGGCTCTCTGATGTGCGAGATCAGATCTTCGAGCTTGCAATACTTGCTCTTGAAATGTGGGTTGACTGAATTTTTCTCTGGGTTAGACAGAACGCCCCTCAGGGTAACAAGGGCGCTGTGCAACGTGTCAGAGGAGGTATCCTTTTTTGTAGACATTGCTTACTCCTAGTGCTTTCCAAACTTCGTTAGGTTTCATTTTGTAGAACTCGGCGGTTGTCAGCTCGCCGATGTACTTGTCGGCCAAATAAAACAACAGCCGGTTTCCATTGACAGTGATTTGCAGTTTAGGCGTGGACGCCTGCATCATGCCGACCACTCTCGTATAGAACTCAGGGTCAGTGCCCAGCGGGTCGTTCACACTTCCTCTCCGTATTGATCGCAAAATTGCGCCACTCGGCACCAGTTATCCTCGCAACGAGTGCACTTTCCCACTCGCTCCTCGACGTTGAGTCCCGCGCCTGACTGCTGAGCAATGTAGTCTTCAGCAGACTGCCGGTCAGAAAAGACGCGCTTGGCACGCTTCTGGCCTTTTGCCATTACCGCGAATGAGCTGTCCTTTTTCCAGCGCTCTTCGTCCGAGCACAATGGGAGGTTGCCTCCGGTCAATCGCTCAAACTCGGCGTCCTGATGGAGCTTGACTCTGCCACGCACATACTTGTCCCTGACTTGTTGAGACCAAAGAGGAATATCCACGATCACCAAAGGGGCTTTCGGATAATTTTCCTCAAAGGCGGCCTTGGAGCGTTGCCAATCGCGCAGTACCGCAACGACCTGTAGCTTGTTCACTTCAATGTCTTTTGACTGCTCAACAAGCCAAGCATAGAAATTGAGCTGGTTGTGCCACTCTTTCTTGCCATAGATCACAGACCAGACCGACGTGCACTTGTAGTCGAGAACGGTAACTGAGCCATCGTCCTCTGATCGCTGAACGTCAATCGCCCCGCTGATCACCCAGTTGTCCACCTCTGCGTACAGGCGCTCCTCGACAATGTGCCCCTCTGGTTGATGTTGCTCAAACATGTGATGTACTGCTGTGCCCAGCACTGACCACAACATGTCTGAGGCATCTTCAAAGATCTCGTCGTCGTGCTCTTTCCTGAGTATGCGAACCCGTGGCGAATCTATGAGCTGAGTGACCGAGCGGTTGCTTGATCCTCGACTGTAGTCGCTATGCGTGAGCGCCTTGAATACAGGCTCAGGAAGATTGTGCTGGTTGGTGACGATCATATAACTCTAAACACCCTCATCTGTTCGCCGTCCTGAACGACGCTGAACTTCTTCGGTGGGTTCTGTTTCTGAAAGCGGGTCACTCTCTGCCTGAGAGCTTGGATTGATCTGGCGTCGCTCGAAAGTACGGGCGCCACGAAGGAGTCCCCTATCTCCATCGCCGTAAATGGTAACTCTGGCAAGTGGGTGCGATTCGGCATCGGTACACCCTTCTCTATCTGGATAGTTGTCATACTGCTCGTTCTCCTCTTGCAGTCGATAAACATAACGGCCCATCTTGCTCATGATCGAACCTCCCTGCTAATGTTCGGACTTAATTATATGACGGGCTGTAGCTATGTCAATAAGTATTGTTGTATTTGGGGAGCCGTGTAGCAAGGCAAATAGTCGTAGGCTTGTCAAGAGTAAAAGTGGGCGCCCGCTGTTTATCAAGTCACAAAAAGCGCTGGACTATGTCAAGTCTTTTGGTGAGCAGTGCCCACAACTTGACGAGCCATTCACTGAGGACGTTGCCGTAGACATCAAAATCTTTTACGCCAGTCGTCGTCCAGACCTCGATGAGTCGTTAATACTGGACTGCTTGCAGGGACTGGTGTATAAGAATGATCGTCAGGTGAAAGAAAAGCATATCTATTGGGGCGGGGTTGACAAGGAAAACCCTCGGGCAGAAATACATGTCAGACACCTATAAGATGGTCTACGGGAAGGTAATCTTCCAAGCAATCCGCGACTTAGTCGGCACCCAGCCTCAAGAAAAAGCGGACGCCATCAGGTATTTGCAGTCCCCCGCTTTTCTTTCCCATTGCGAAATTGCCGGTTATCCGGTGGGCCTCCAAGACGCCCTCGACGAAATGCTCCTGCTCAGCCAGACTGAACAGCAGGTAGTGGCGAGGATGGTGATGGAGGAGTTGCGGTAAAAAAAGCCCCCTGTGGCGGGGGCTGAGTTTGGACTTTAGGAGTGTTTCATCTAGGACTGTTCTAGTCTAGGACATTACTAATTGTTAAAAATAGTAATGAACTAAGCTGTTTCTTTCCTAGTCTAGGACAGTACTAGAGTCTACCAATATCACAAAAATAGGGGGTAGGCAAGTGCTATGAGTTTGGACGAGTATGTGCTGGGGCACCAAAGTGACTCAAGGGTCAAGTGTCCAGAGTGCGGCGATCAACGCAAAAAAAAGAACCAAAAAACACTTTCAATCACAATTAAACCAGACCACTCACTGTACCACTGCCACCACTGTGGCCTGTCCGGTGCGGTAAAGCGGCGCAAATTTTACGAGGCTCACATGGAGAAGGTTGTCAGGATACCCACGCAATTAAATTACAACGTCGATCTTATCAAGGGATTTTTTGAGGGGCGCGGCGTACATCTGGACACTCTTGACAACTTGCCAGCAATGACCACCGGAACCCGACATTTCCACGGCGAAATGAAGGAAGCAGTCGGATTCATTTATGGCCCACGGGAAAACCCCACCGCAATCAAGTGGCGATCCGTTGACGGGAAGGCATTTTCCTGTGATGGGGCGCCCCGATCTTTCTACGGCATCGAAAACGTGGAAGATAGCGACGAGGATTTAACGATAGTCGAGGGCGAGTGTGATGTTATTGCCTTGGCCAGCGTCGGAATTAGAGCCGTGTCATGCCCGAATGGGGCTCCGGCGAAGGTAAGCCAAAATCGGGTCTCTCCGGAGGAAGATAATAAATTCTCTTACATCTGGGAGGAGCGTGAGCGTCTGGAGCGATGCAAGAAGATTGTTCTTGCGACTGACAACGATCAGGCTGGAGAGGCGCTTGCAGAGGAAATAGCGCGTCGGGTGGGTCGAGCCAAGTGCTGGCGGGTCAAGTTTCCGGAGGAGATCAAGGACGGGAATGATGCGGTACAGCGTCTTGGCCCAGAAGAAACCCACAATCTATTCGATAACCCTGAGCCGGTTCCTCTTTCTGGGGTGTATGGTGCAGTGGATTATTTTGATGACGTGCGTGAGATTTATGCCAATGGGCATGGTCGGGGCGCGTCCACGGGGATGCCTGCTATAGATGACTTGTTCACAATAGCCGAGGGACAGCTATCCATCGTGACGGGCATGCCCAGTTCGGGTAAGTCTGAGTTTATAGATCAGATCATGGTAAACCTAGCTCAGCGTGAGTCATGGAAGTTTGCGGTGTGTTCGTTTGAGAACCCGCCCCACATGCACATCGCCAAGCTGGCAGAGAAAGTGACGGGCAAGCCATTCTATGATGGCCTTGGCCCCAGAATGACCGAGGAAGATCTCGCTGATGCAGTCGAGTTCATTAATGATCACTTTGTTTTCCTTGAGTCCAAAGACGGCGGCATGAGCACCATTGAGAGCGTGATTGACAGAACCAAGCAGGCAGTGATGCGGCTTGGGGTGAGAGGTCTCGTCATTGACCCGTATAACTACATAGAACAGACCGGTGCAGAGGAGCATTCTGGGATCAGCTATATGCTCAGTAAGATCACCTCATTTGCCAAGGCCCACGGCATTCACGTCTGGTTTGTCGCCCACCCGCAGAAAATGTACCCGAAAGAAGATGGCACCTACGCCGTGCCCAAGGGGATGAATATCTCTGGATCTGCGGCATGGTTTGCCAAGGCAGATCTGGGCATCACTGTGCATCGGGCAGAAGACTGTGTCGAAATTCACTGCTGGAAGTCGAGGTTTAAATGGGTCGGCCAGCAGGGTATGGCCTGCCTCACATATAATTTGTCAAACGGTAGGTATGAAGGATTTAATCCGCCTGAGCCGGCAGTCAATTTAAGCTCCTTAAAGGGGGTGAGCCGGAGCTGGGAGGACTTCGATGATTTCTGATGACTTGTTAGGAATAGGCAAGAAACAGCGTCCCAATCCCTACGTTGCCGTTGGTGTCGATACTCACTCAGGAAAAGTTATCCGGGGACAATTATATTATGTCTGACAAGTCACACACAGACCTCGGCACAGCCGAGATTTACAAGCGCCACAGCGTGATGGTGGAGGGCGGTAAGATGCCCCGCGCCAAGGTGATGGATCAGACGCTGATCGACAGGTATCTCATTGATGGGATTTTGACATTACAGGAGCATCAGGCTGGAGAATATATTCTCAGTCAAAGCGCGCAGGCGGGGATGTATGTGAGGCCACTTAGGTTTGAGGCGAGCACAGGAGGGAAGCGTGCTGAAGACCCTATGGCCAATGACAGTCTGATGCGGTTTGGGCGCACCATGAAGCTGATCTCGGATCGCTACGGGCCGTATCACAAGTATCTAGTGGAAGAGGTGATCATTCACGGCTGGGATGTATCTCAGGATCCCAATAAGCTGAAGGCGCTCAAGGAGGGCCTGTCTTGGGTCGCTGAAAGAAGGATGGCAGGGGGAAGAAATCCGGTGAGGCACTTGCGTGGGAAATGAGAACAAGAACGCTCCGGATCTTATCCATGACTTGTTGGAGATACCGACAGTTAGCTTCACTATCGAAGACGTTGAAGAGTTTTTGGGGGTAAGTAAGCTGAGGGCGAGGGCGGTTTTGGTGTATGCCCTGCAAGAGGAAAAGATCAGAACTGTGATTGATCACAACAGCGATGAAAGTCGCAGGCTGTCCCTTTATGACAAGGCGAGCTGGCACCGCGAGTGGGTGACAAAGAAATGGTGCGGCGGTTGAAAGT